TCAGGGGTGTTTCCACCGGCGCCGATCCGCCCGTGAGCATCTGTCCCATGATCAGGATTTTGTGATGTTCCGTCGGCAGTCCGCCAACGGCACGGGTATTGTCCGTTTCGATGTAGACTCCCGGCACACGTAAATCGATGGGGATTTGATTGAAGTTGATCATTTTTCACCTCGTTCTTTTTTGGAGCCGGTTGTCGTCTCCGGTTTTGCCTCGACTACGTCGCCGTCTTTCAGGCGGCGCAGCCAGTGGGGATTGCGCGGTTTGGACTCGCCTTCAGCGGCAAGCGGCTCGCGTGTGACAGGGTCGCGCACGATTATTCCCGGCGCTGGTTTTATGAATAAATCTGACATGGCACAACCTCCTAACGGTAATGGTTTAAACGTGTTCTATTCTTCCGGTTCTTCCGGCGGCTGCGGCGGGCCCGGCAATGTTACCTCGTCGCGAGCCTCCGCTTTCCCGTCGATCGGAGCTAAATCATAGTCTGCAAAGAATTTCAGAAAATCGCCGATAGCATCCTCATCGACCGGGATCTCCAGATCGGCATCCTGTTCCCAGGTTACCGCAATAATCGCGACGCCTTTTTCATCCAATTTTCCGGAATAGAGATTCGCTGACTCAATGGCTTCGGGAGCCGTCATATCTAGACCCCAGCCGTTTCCAGGAATGAGCGTCAATAACCGCGACAACACAACCAGTGCAGCCGCGTCACGAGGAAGTTGCGGCCTGTCTACGGCAACGATAAACGCTCCCCAGACGCAGCGGCATGTGACATATTCGTCCTGCAGCTCGGCGCTCTTTACAGCCAGGAATGACACCAAAACGCTCAGTGGCCGAGCGGCCACGGTTTTAAGATCTTCAACGGTGAACCGTCCGCGATGGGTGCGGCAGTCTGTCTGAAGCGCTGTCAGGGCTTTATCCGCTTTCATTGTATCGACAATGGCTGTACGTACATCGTTCAACGTCATCGCTTGATCACCTTGTCCAGATATTCATCCATCTCTCGAAGCAATTCCTTCTCGTTATCCTCGGAGATCCCCAAGTATGCCCGCATCGGAATGCCTCTGTCCCCGTCGCCAAACTGGTGTGAGGCGGCATAAATCAGGTTTGATCCTACCTCGATAGAATCGCTATCCACTGCGAGATGAGTTACCGAATCGAGCAGATGATCTTCGTTCATGAGGAGGGTCCGTCCTGCCGGCCTTCTCGCTGCATAATGCGAAGACCAGGCCGGCCAGGAATTCCCCGATGGGTCCGTTTTCTCGTCGCGAATGCGCCGGCGCGTCTGGCTTTCTACCTGCGCTCCGACGATGTCTAGGATCTCGGCCTTTTTAATCCGGCTCAATTTTTTGAGTCTTGATTGCAACTCATCGAGTCCTGTAAAATCATGGACAAGTCCGACACCGCTCATAAACCTCGCCTCCGCGTAAAATGAGTTGGATTCGCCTGGAAGAACGCGCCGCCGGAACTCGTAGCCTCTACCGGGTCCTGTGCTCCGAGGGTAACTTTGCCCTCGCTGATTTTGGTCAGGAGTTTGATTGCGTCATCATAGCGCTTGCGCTTCTCCTCGGTGATCGCCGGGGGCATGGACATGTGATACAAGGCCATATCGACGCACAAACGCTTCAGGATGGCCGGGGCCGGGTTAAGCGGCAGGGTGTACCTGCTAGCCAGGTATGTATCGATCTCCTCTGAGGCGTCTTCCAGAGCTTTGGCAACTATGTTTTCGTCGGCCTCTCCGTCTCCGTCATTATCGGCGGCTACAATCAGCTCTGATTCTCCGTATCGATCGATGATGTCTTGTTGTGTGCAGTACATTTTCCAATCCAGTGAATGGTGAAAAGTAAATAGTGAATAGCCGCTGTAAACTTTACCGATTTTGTGTAAATATCCTTTACAGTTTTAGCCTCATTTTTTATGGTCAAAAAACCGACTATGCAGCGTATCGTATGCTTACAAATTTTGCACATTTTTTGCTTAGAAACTTCTTCGGAAAAAATACCCGAGGAGGTGCTATGCGAATCAAATCATTTTTTATTGCCGTGTTGCTTGTCATGGTTTCGTCTACCGTCTTTGCGTCGCCGATGACTCTTAACTATTCCGTTACCGATCTTGGTTCAGGCTCTTACCGCTATTCGTTCGACCTTAGCTTGACCAACCAGGATGATTCATGGGCCTCCGGCCAGGGCTGGAGCTGGATCATCTTTGGGGACGGTCCCTACAATTCGTCGCCGTTTCTCCCAAACAATTTTGTGATCGATGCTCTTCCCGTTGGGCCATTCTATTTTCTAAGTTGGGCAAACGGTGATCACTCCGGGCCGAATCTCACATTTAACCAGACCCCGCCTGAATTGGCCTACTGGACACCCTCAGCCATTGGCGAAACGCTTTCGTGGTCCGGAACGTCGACTATCAACTTGGAAACTCTTTATTTTTCGACGCTGGAGGAAATCGGCGGCGCGATCGATATCAATTATCAGCTCGCCAATTGCCTCACCTGCCAGACCGATGATCCGCCCGAGTATCCAACGGGAGTACCCGAACCTGCTTCCCTGATGCTGCTTGCGCTTGGTCTTGCCGGAATCCGGTTATTTAAAAGAGCGTAAAATTCAAAGTTCTAAGAGGGGAGCCTGAGTGCTCCCCTTTTTAATTTCTGGTCCAGAATGGTGAATTTACTCTATCCGTGCCGTATAGCGCCGTGATTGTGAGATCCGCCGTCACTGCGCTGAATGATGCATCCCACCCGAGAAATGTATAACCCGTGTTGGCGGTAACTGTAGGGGATGTTGCGGAAGAGCCGTGATTAACGGTCTGGCTTAAATCACCGCCGCCCGCTCGGGTGCCGTGCAAGCCGAGACTGAAGGTGACGGTGTGGGTGATTGCTCCCCCCATATACAAGCAACCTGAACCGTCCGTGTCCATTCCAAAGCAATTACTTTTTAATGAGTACAACGCATGTTCCGTATCTAACGAATGAGGAAAAGATGATTCAGCATAATGTACACTCCACGTGTTTGTGCTTGAACACCGATACAACTTTTTCTCATCAGTCGCCCAATAAGCAACACCCCCTCCAGCCTCTCCTTCAATACCAGTAGGCACCGGCAATGAATTACAATTTGTTGGTCGGTTTGCAAGCAGCCCAAAACCCATCCCTGTTTGCCCGTCAAAAGGTGAAGACGGACTTGTCTGGACACCGGAAGAATAATAAAAATCCCTATTAGCGACCAGATGCAAAAGGTACCTATTCGTGTTTGAACAGTCAGAACATCCAGTAATAGGGTTAGGTTCAGCCCAAACTTGGGGGTTTGATCTATCTGCGCCTCCCATCACATTATTCCAAGAATATAAAGGGGAAAGAGCTTGAGAATAAGTTGACGTGATTAGTCCGCCACTTACATAGTCAGTAAATGCTCCTGTATCAGCTACGGTGATGGTGAATGTCTTTGCCGTAGTGTTGAGGTTCCCTATGGCATATGTATTGCCGTTTAACTCTGTCATGCCAACAACACCAGTTATAATGGCTGTTGTTCCATTTGCAGCGGTGCCATTCGGGCTTCTAGGTGTCGTATAAGTGATAGTTAGGGTTGTTGAATTTGTTTTAACAATATTAGATATTGTCATGTAATAATATGTACTGGCATCAGCCCCTCTTCCAAACTGATCCCGACACGGGTACCCTTCCATTCCCGCTCGATTTCCATCTCTTGGGTTTCTGCCGTCACAAGCCGCGCCTTTATATGGGGAAGGACATGTTGCTGCGCCTGGGTAATCGCCGTAGCGAGTGGAGGTTTGATTGTCAATATACATAAAATTTGTGTGCGTTCCAGTTCCCAAATTATCATATATTAAGAGCTGTCCACCACGAGGACCGGCCTCACCAAATCCAACGCCACTATCAATTGCATTTCTATAAAATTCCATTCTTGCATTGGATCTGTAGCTAACCGCTTCTTGTACACCATGCGGGGCAAGAGGCGTATTCGTCATTTTGTTATATCTCATAACAAAACGACCACCCCTTGCAGCATCTATGTACCCTCCAGTAAAGGTGTTGTTTTCAATATACGTTGCCGAGCTAGTGTCACCAAAACCTGTCGGTGTGGCCCAAGAAAAAGATGAGTAGTCCACGCCGTCTATAGTAACGGCACTCGAAACAATAGCAGTGTTGGTAAATATGTTATGATCGATTAAACCGGCAGACATCATGGATGCATTACTAGTTATAGGCTGAATCGCATAACACTCTGTCTCAACTGGATTGTAGAACACGTTATCGTGTATGCGCCACCCCGAACCTGATGCTAAAATAGCCGATTTATTAAATGTAATATTAGATACTTTTGATGCGCTCCCACCAAGGTTAAGAACCTTTTGACAAGAATCTCCACCAGTAATTGTGACTGATCCGACACCGCTGCCAACTATATTCAAATTCTTAGAACTAGGTACGGAAACCGAAGGAGTCCAGCTATTTGGCTGATCCCACTGACACGAACCTGCGGGTATGTTGACTGTGTCACCGCTTACAGCGCAATTTGTAAAACATTCCTGAACATTTGCATTATCGCATGTTGCCGCCGTCCACGCATTGGTCGAATTTTGAATGCATTTAGCGGCATCACACGCAGCTTGCGCGGACGTTGTTAAGCAAAATATAATCAAAGCTAATAGTGCAAGTTTTTTCATGGATGATTGCTCCCCAATGGCGAAATCTTTAATCGAAAGCGATCTGCATGAAATTTATTATTAGACAGAGCCGCTCCGCTTGACCCTACAAATAATTCACTAGGAGACTGTGTTGATGTTCCCACTGCAGTACAAGCACAATTTGCATAGGAAGCGATGTTATTACAATTCGATTCCGTTAAAATGGCAGGTTGTGTTCTGTCTGTCGTGAAGCAGGCCATGCCAATTCCGTCACTTCCGGGGCTGGCCGACGCGGCTACGTACTTTGCCCAAATAATATAAACCTGGTCCGCTGTCATTGCTGCCGAAGAGGTATTGTTAGCCGTTCCATGTAAGAGATATATTTTCCCGCCTGATGTGACAGATACAACTTCTCGGTTAGTTACCAAAGAACGAAGAGCAAAAATGCTTTTATTGACCGAGGGAAATACGGGCCACTTCTCTATAATCGCTGTATAAACAGTAGAGGACGCCGTAAAGGACTTTGCTATATCGGACGCCACTGAAGTGGAATCAATAAGAACTGATTTACCACCCTCGGATTTAAGGGCCGTCCGGGTACAATCTGGGGACCCGGCCCCCGCCCAAACACCGTTCCCTCCATTGTTCGTTCCATCACATTTATTTGTTCCAGTTCCTGGGAAGTCTTCGCAAAGAAGAATGGTGTTCCCGGCTGAATCGTGAGTTCCATCAACGCAGAGAGCCGCGCCTACTCCTCCACTCGCACCCGCTACTCCCGTCATTATTCCGGCCTGGACTGGGAACGCGCATAGCAGAATCAGGATGGCTATTACGATTATTCTTTTCATGTTCGTCCTCAGTACGGGTTCCAGGAGCCTGTTGCGCTCCATTGGTTATAGTGGGTCGCGTCTTTGCTGACGATGCAGACCTGATCCGTAGCGGTTCCTCCGGAGGTCAGGCCGTGGCTCGGGCCTGCTGTGCCGTAGGCTGTGCGGCCCTGGTTCGAGATCATGACGCCGGTCGGCATGGCCAGGGTGATCACGCCAGTTGAGCCGACGTCGTTTTGCGCACAAAGCTCTGTCGGTGTTCCTGCCGTTGGCGTCTTGGCCGTAACGGTGCAGGTGGAGGTGCAAATCACATAGGCGTGATTCTTGTCTATCTGTGTGATCGTGCCACTTCCGGATGTAAGCTGTACAGCCGATGAGAAATGTGTATCCGGCGTTCCTGATTTGACCGATACAGGATTGGTGGTCCCGTCGAGGATCGGGATATCACTCGAATTCTTTGTGCCTTTCCATTCCATTTGGGTTCCGGAGGTTGAGCCCGCACCTGGGCCGTGTGTTTCCCAGGCGGGCGCGATCGCAGGAATCAGGAACAGGAAAACAATGGCCAGGATGAACAGAATATTCTTTTTCATCTCAGCACTCCTTTGCAGATCATCGTTACTTTGGGTGATGTGCCGCCGGTCAGAGTAACCAGACGTCCACGGATGTTTCCGGCAGGCATGTTCGTCACGCTGAACATGCCCTGTCCGTTGGCGTAGTCGGTATCGGTCGATAGCGTCCAGGAGGCCATTTTGCTATACGTGCTGCCCGTTATGTTGCCTTCCAGATAAACAATGACCTCGGTCGGTGATCCGGAGACATTCACCTGGCAAGTAAAGGTGTTGTAAACGGTCGTCAGGGCCACCGGTGTTCCTGCACCCGTTGCTCTCGCGCCACCCAAAAGTGTGTACTGGTCGGTATCGACGGCCTGGGCGAATGCGACGGCTGTCAGGATGACGAGGATGATTGCAATGCCAGTTAAAATTTTTTTCATGATGTACCTCATGTGCTAAGGGTTCGAGGGGCCGAGTTTAAAAATTATGGCCCTATTTTCTCAGCTCTTTCAGTTTCTCGATCAGGTCCGCTTTTTTTAAACCCTTCAGGTCAATGTCCGGATTGATCTCAACCAGCGCCTCTGTTAGCTGGGCCACGGTCATTGCATTGAGATCGTCGCCATCGTCCTCAGCGATCCTCTTTACAACCAGCATCTTTTCGGATTCGAGAATGAGCAGCGTCTTTTCATCTACATCGAATTTCTGCTCGTTTTCCGTGAACTGGATTCCTGCTCTGCGGAATGTCTTCGGGAGTGATCTTGCTAATATTTTCATGGGAAATCTCCTTTTCTGATTACGATGGCGACGAGCGGTTCATCACTCGTCGCCGCTTTACTCGTTACTATTTACTCGTCAC